GGGAGCAGGGGGCGGAAGTGTATTCGGCGGCGGCCGACCGCGAGCAGGCGTCGATCATCTTCAACGAGGCGGCGAACATGGCCTCGGCCTCGCCGGCTCTGAAAAAACATCTGATGATCACGCCGTCGACGAAACACATCGCGTTTCCACGCACGCGCTCCCGTTTCAAGGCACTTTCGGCCGACGCCTACTCGAATGAGGGGCTGAACGCATCGGCCATCCTGTTCGACGAGCTGCATGCGCAGCGCGACCGCAAACTCTGGGACGCGCTGAAGTTCGCGGGCGCCGCCCGCCGGCAGCCGCTGAACCTGTCGATCACCACGGCCGGTTACGACAAGAAGTCGATCTGCTTCGAACGCCACGAATATGCCGAAAAAATCATCTCCGGCTCGGTGATCGACACCCGTTGCCTGGCGGTGATCCACGCGGCGGAGGAAACCGACGATCCCTACGTCGAGTCGACATGGAGGAAGGCGAATCCATCGCTGGGCGCGACGATCACCGTGGAGTCGATGGCCGAGGCCGCGGCCGAGGCGCAGGCGAATCCGAGCTCGCTGAACGCATTCCTCCGCTACCGGCTGAACATCTGGACCGCGCAGGACGTGAAATGGCTGGATATGCAGACGTGGAAGCTCGGCGAGCGCCCGATCGACGTGGCGTCGCTCCAGGGCCGCGCCTGCTGGGCGGCGATCGACCTCTCGTCGAAATACGATCTGACGGCGCTGACCCTTGCATTTCCGGAGGAGATGCGCGATGATAAGGGGCAGCCGGCGACCGGTTACATTCTGCTGTGCCATTTCTGGCTTCCGCGTGCCACGGTGGAGAAATCGGACCTCTACAAGGCGTGGGCGGCCCAGGGACTGCTGCACGTGACGGAGGGGAACGTGATCGACTATGATTTCATCCGCGCGTTCATCAGCGGCCCGCAGGTGTATGGAGCGCAGCCGGCGGTCCTCGACCGGTTGAAGGCGATCGGGCTGCCCGAGCAGGGGCTTGTCGAGCAGTTTTCCGTCCAGGAGATGGCGTTCGACCCGTACAACGCGACGCAATTGAGCCTGCAGCTCGCGGGCGACGGAATCCCGATGGTCGAGTTCCGGCAGGGCTTCATCTCGATGAATGAGCCGGCAAAGGAGCTCGAACGGTGCCACCTGGCCGGGTTGTTGGTTCACGATAACCCCGTCCTCACCTGGTGTGCCGAAAACGTCTCCATCGCGGTCGATCCGGCCGGAAACATCAAACCCGTCAAGCCGGAGCCGGATTCTGCTGATAAAGTAGATGGGGTGACCACGTCCACGATGGCGATCGGGCGGGCGATGTTCTCGGACCAGGGCGGATCGGTGTATGATGACGAAGGGCTGATGGTGCTATGACTTTCCTCGCGATCATCGAGCTCGTGGGCATCGCCCTGGCCGGGGTGGGCGTGGGCTGGTTCGTGCATCCCGGGGCGGGGTTGGCCGTCGCCGGCGTTCTGCTGTTCGTCGAAACCTTTTTCGGAGTCCGCAATGGGAGCGATAAGCGCCCGCCTGGATGAAACACGGTCGACGCTCGCGATGCCCGACGCCCTGCTGCTGCAGGCGCTGACGGGGGGCGTGACCGCCTCGGGCGTCACGATCAACGCGGATACGGCGCTGACGCTGAGCGCGGTGTACAACGCCGTAGCGATCATCGCGGGGACGGTGGGCGCGCTGCCTCTGCACTTGTTCCGGAAGCTGGAGCCGCGCGGGCGCGAGCGGGCCATGGACCATCCGGTCGAAAACTTGCTGGCCATCGAGCCGGACGCGGAAGTCCCGCCCTACTATTTCTGGGAGACGTTGCTCGGCCACGTGCTGTTGCGGGGCAACGGGTACGCGCAAATTATGCGGGACGGCGGCTCGATGCCCACGGCGCTCCATATTTTCGACCCCCGTCGGGTGCAACCGATCCGCACCGAGCAACTGCAACTGCTGTATGAGATCAAGGACAGCCGGGGCCAGGTGATCGCGAAGCTTCCGCCGGACCAGATCATTCACATCCGAGGCCTGGGATTCGACGGGCTGGTCGGTTACCCGGTGATCTGGAATGCGCGAGAATCGATGGGCGTGGGCAAGGCGGCGGAAATCTACGGCGCGGCGCTGTTCGGGAATTCGGCGACCCCCTCCGGCATCCTCTCTCATCCGGCGAAGCTGAGGAAGGAGGGCCGCGACAACCTGCGAAAGGCGTGGGATGAGATGCACGCCGGGCCGGGAAAGGCGCACAGGACGGCCGTGCTGGAAGAGGGAATGACGTGGACGGCAGTCGGAATGGAGCCCAAGGACTCGCAGTTCCTGCAGACTCGGAAGTTCCAGATTGCGGAGATCGCGCGCTGGTTCAATCTGCCGGTCCACAAATTGAAGGACCTCGACCGGGCGACGAATAACAACATCGAAGCCGAGAACCGGTCGTTCATCGACGACAGCATCATGCCCTGGCTGATCCGGATCACCCAGGAGGTGCGGCTGAAGCTGATCAACAAGCCGGAGCGCAAGATATACTTCGCAGAGCACATACTGGACGCCCGGCTGCGGGGAGATACCGGTGCCCGCTACGCGGCGTATGCCAGTGCCCGGCAATGGGGAATCCTGTCGATCAATGAGATCCGCGACAAGGAAAACATGAATCCCATTCCCGAGGGCGGGGACGTTTACCTGCAGCCGCTCAACATGCAACCGGCCACCGATGAACCGCCGGAGCCGCCCGCCAAACCGGAACCACCGCCGCCCGACGACGATGAACCGGAACGCACGAATCGGGCGGCCGCCGTCGCCGCACTCCGACCGGTCCTCGCCGACGCACTCGGCCGGATGCTTCGCAAGGAGACGAAGGCGGTGCGGAGGGCGGCGGAAAATCGCGAAAGATTGTCGGAAGAATTCTACGCGGAGCACCAGGCGTACGTGTGCGCGGCAATCGGGCCGGTGCTCGATTCCGCCGCGGCCATCCTCGGGCAGGATGAAGGCTGGGCACATCGGCAGGCGCTCGATCTGGCTGTCGAGCACGTCGCCAGGTCGCTGTCCGATCTGAGGACCATGCTGCTCGATGATCTCTATTGCAGTTGGGAAACGCAGCGCGCCGAAATGCAGGCCATCGCCTGGCTCGGCCGGCTTGCAGGAGAATCGAATGGCTGAACACGCTGTCATCGAACATCGCATCTTCCCATCGGCGGAGCTGCACGTGGAAGAACGCGGCAACAAGCCGCCCATGATCACCGGCTACGCGGCGGTCTTCAATTCGCTGTCGGTGCCACTCTGGGGGTTCCGCGAGAAGATCGCGCCCGGCGCCTTTGCCGAGAATCTGAAGACCGATCCGGACGTGCGCGCCCTTTTCAATCACGATCCGAACCTCATCCTCGGTCGGACGAAATCGAAGACCCTGCGCCTGTGGGAAGATGACCGCGGACTCAAGATCGAAAACGAGCCGCCGTCCTCGCCGACCGGTCAGAACGTCCTGGAGGCCATCAGGCGGGGCGACATCGATCAGATGTCATTCGCATTCAGGGTTCCCAAGGGCGGTGACGACTGGGATTGGTCCGAAGATGGAGATGAGGATATTCGAACGCTGCTCAAAGTTGAACTGTTCGATGTTTCTCCCGTAACCTATCCGGCCTATCCGGAGACTTCCGTCGGCCTGCGGGCGTTTCCCTATGCGGCCATGATCCGATTGCGCCTCAGGATTCAGCAGGGTCTGCCATTGACTCCCGGCGATCGCGAGCTCCTCGAGGAAATGGCGGCACGGAGTAGGGTCGAAACCCGCCCCTATGCCAACGAGCACGCTGCCCGACTGCGCGATCCCGATGATTTCGATGCCGATACATTTCGCCGAACGCAGGGCGGAACCATCTACGGCACGAAACACGTACCGCAAACCATTTCGATCATCTGGGGAAAACTCAAGGGCAGTGCCGGTCCGGACGATCCCCCGATCCCTCAGGCGTTGCGATTTCCCACTGCGAATTGGACTGTTTCGGAGGCCAAGGAATGGCTGGCCGACAACGAGATCACGTACATCAGTTTCGAGCCGGCCGCCCAGGATGCCAATTCCATCGCCTCCCGACAGGAGGAATTGCGCCTGCTGCTTGATCTCGCTCGTGCTCAAGGCTGAAAAAAGATTGCTGAAAACGTTCGGCATGACGATAGAATCGATAGACAACCGAATAGCCGCGCGGCTGGCTCGAAATCCGTAGATTTCGAGGCCGGCCGCCCGGATCGATGTGAAACGCAGTCCGACGACGGCGCGGATCATCCGCGAGAAATTTCTTGCCGATGGTTCGCGCCGTCTTTTTTTTCGTCGCGAACTCCCGGCAGCACATCAAGCAACCTGGAGATCCGACATGGATCCGAAAGAACTGCGCGCCCTCCGCGCGAAGAAACTTGCGGAGACCGAGGGGATCCGCAAGAAAGCCGAGGCCGAGAAGCGCTCGCTCAGCGACAAGGAGATGGCTGAGTTCAAGGCGCTCCTCGACGAGTGCCGCAAGCTCCTCGGGGAGGCCGAGGTCTATGAGGAGCTCGCCGCCGCCCAGGTCGCCGTGGGGTTGCCGGTCAATGAACGACTGGCCGCGATGACCCCGGCCAACACGGGGGAGGTAACCGACCAGGAGCGGCGCGATATATTCCTGCGGCCTTGGCGCTACCAGCTCCGTGCGTTCACCCCCGAGCGCCTCGGCGTGAGCGGCGAGCAATGCCGCAGCATGGCCCTCGAGGCCGGGATGTGGATCGGCGCGGTCATCTACCGCAACCATGAATGCGCTAAATGGTGCAACGAGCACCGCGTGATGGTGGAGAGCATCAACACAGCCGGAGGTGTGCTCGTGCCCGAGGTGCTCGAGCGCGTGATCCTGGACCTGCGCCTCGAATACGGCTCTGCCCGCCGTTACTGCCGCATCTGGCCCATGACCTCCGATACCGACCGCATCCCGCGCGTGGTGGGCAATACCACCGCGTACTTCGCCGGGGAAAACCCCGCCACCGAATACAGCGCGTCGGACGTGTCCCTCGACATGGTCGAGCTGAACGCCCGCAAACTCTACGTGCTGACGAAGATCAGCAAGGAGCTGTCGGAGGACGCGATCATCCCGATCGCCGATCTCGTTGCCCGGGATGCCGCGTGGGCGATGGCCGTCAAGGAAGATACCTGCTGGATCGACGGCACGGGTATTGCCGCCCACGGCGGGATGGTCGGCATCCGCACAAAGATGATTGACGGGAGTCACGCCGCCAGTTATTACACGGTCAGCGCCCGCGATCAGTGGCCGGAGTACCTGGACGACGACCTCATCAATACGATGGCGATCTGCCCTCAGTACGCCGATGGCCGCGCCGCCTGGTACGTGAGCAAGGTGTGCTGGCACGCCACGATGCTGCGGTTGATGGCGGCATTCGGCGGCAACGACATCGCCGCGCTGATGGCCGGGGCGGGCGCGGGTCGCGCCTACCTCGGATATCCGGTCAATCTCGTGCAGACGATGCCCGCCGCCAGCACGGCCTACAACTTGAAGATCGTCACCCTGTTCGGCGACATGGCGATGGCCTGCTCCTTCGGCGATCGCCGGGGCATCACTCTCCAGGTGCTGAGTGAGAAGTTCGCCACCTACGGTCTGATCGGCCTGCTCTTCGATGAGCGGTTCGATATCGTCACGCACGATATCGGCAACGCCACGGTTTCCGGTCCGGTGGTCGGGACGCTGGGAAAGACCGCTGCGTAGGAAAAGGGTTCAGACCTTCCCCCGTGCAGACGATAGAACTGATAGACAACCGAATAGCCGCGCGGCTGGCTCGAAATCCGTAGATTTCGAGGCCGGCCGCCCGGATCGATGTGAAACGCAGTCCGAAGACGGCGCGGATCATCCGCGAGAAATTTCTTGCCGATGGTTCGCGCC